GACTCGAGAAAGGCTCGAAAGAGACAACCTCAAAGACAGGCTCGAAAGCCTCGAGAAAGACTCGAGAAAGACTCGAGAAAGACTCGAGAAAGACTCGAGAAAGACTCGAGAAAGACTCGAAAGAGACAACCTCAAAGACAGGCTCGAAAGCCTCGAGAAAGACTCGAGGAAAGAATCAAAGAACAAAAGTAAAGTGTGTAAGAGGCTCGAGGAAAGGCTCGAAAGGAAAAAGGGTGGAAAGGTATGCTTAAGATTTGAAAGGCTCGAGGAAAGGCTCGAGGAAAGGCTCGAAAGAGACAACCTCAAAGACAGGCTCGAAAGCCTCGAGAAAGACTCGAGGAAAGGAAGAAGAAAGGAAGAGGAAAGGAAGCCACAGAGAGGCTCGAGGAAAGGCTCGAGGAAAGGAAGAGGAAAGGAAGCCACAGAAAAGCCTCGAGCGAATTTAAACACGCTCGAGGCTCGAGGAAAGGGGATTTATTTGTGTGCGAGAAAATCGATCAAAACATCTGTGTTTCCTTTCGAGAAAAAGACTTTGTGGAGTTCTGCGAAGAATTCAAAAGCGACAGAATCAAGCGGTGTGCTTTCAAGCTTTCGCTCGAGGAAAAGACGCATGGCTGAATCTTCTTGAAAATCGAAAGCCCACAGATAATTCTCGAAAGCGTGTTGAAAGAGAAAGCCTGTTGAAAGAATTTTTTGAGACTTCTTCCAATCCTTTTCCGCAAATTCCATGACTTCTGAAATCGCATTTTTAATATTTTCATCACCTTGATCAAAATGACAGAAAAGAAACTCTGCGATATCGGAAATCCCATCGCAATTTTCAAAAGGGAGAAACTCCCACGTTTGGAGCTTGAAAGGATTTATCAAAAGTTTGAGAAGAGATTCTGTGTGAGAAAAACGGAAAGACTTTTCTGAATCCTCAATCCATTTTTGATTTTTGATTTGAAGAGAAGTGTGTGTGATTTGAATTTTCATAATTTTGGATTTTGGTTTTTGATTTTGATTTTGAAAGGAGATTATTTTGAGAGATCTTTGACGATTTTTAAAGCTCGAAAAGAAGCCTGTCCGAGCTTGGACAAACCTTTTTCCATGGTGAAAAGTTGATCGTGAAGATCGTAAGCTGAAGAGTCAGAATCATCCTCATCTAAAGCTCGCAAGATGCGAAGTTTTTTTGCGATTTTGTACTCGAAAAATCTCAAGTCCTCAAGGATTTGAGCTTTGGTTTGGTTTGCGGTATTTGTGGTTTCAGAGTTCATGATTTTATTTTTGATTTTGATTTTGATTTTGAGATGAGAGAATTTTAGAACTCGAATCCAACGGCTACGAGTGTGCCTTTTTTGAGATAAATTTCACGTGAAATATCATCCCAATCGTCACCGATATATTTTTTTTCAAATCGATCAAAGCCCCCTTTGACGTAGACTTTTGAAGAAGGCTCTCCTTTGCGGAGTCTTTTGAAAAAATTTCCTTTTGTGACTTCTTCAATTTTGACGATTTCAAAATCTTTCTCGAAAGATTCGAGTGAAGTGGAGATTTGTGAGAGAGTGTTTTTGATTTCTGCGTTTTTCATTTTGATTTTTTGGTTTTGGTTTTTTCGATTTTGGGCGTGATTTGCCCAATGGACTTTGAGAAAAGAGAAAGAAAGGAAGAAGTTCAACACAAATCTTTGTTTTTTTAAAGTTTTCTTTCCTCGAGGCTTTTCAAACCGATCTGAGACCAAGCGAAAAGCGAAAAGCCCAGAAGGAGAAAGGAAAGAGGCTGTGCGTGTTTCGCTTTTCGCTTCTTTCTTCCTTTCTTCCTCGAGTCTTTTCTACGCTCTTTTCTTTCTCCTTTATTTTCGTTTCTCCTTTATAAAGCGAAAAAGCGAAAAAGAAACCTTCAAGCCCTTTGTTTCTCTGGGTGATTCGTTTTCGCTTTGGGAAAAGGAAAAGCGAAAAGCGAAAAGCTCTTGAAAGAGAAAGAAACAGGAAGCAAACTTCTACAAACTCTTCTTTTTGCTCGAGCCTTTTCAAAAACCAAAACCCCAAAAGCCTTTCTTTGAAAACGAAAAACCAAAAGCCCCAAAGCCCCAAAGCCTTGAGAAGCTCTTTTCGTTGGACTTCTCTTTCAAAAAAGATTTTGGCCAGAGACGTCTTTTGTTTAAATCCTTTCGGAAAGTGCGGTGGATCGATCGCAAAAGAAGTTCACCACATTCGCTCTGTCAGATCGAGGAAAGATTTGGCCTTTTCTCCTCAGAATTTAATCTCATTGTGTTCCGGATGTCACTCTATAGCAACGACTTTGGAGAAAAAGAATCTTGAAAGCGTTTGGATTTTTGAGGAGATTCTGGGTGTGGGGTCACAAAAATCTCTGGGTTCAGAGCCTTTCAAGACCGCTCAGTCAGTCGAAAAAAATGTGCGCACAAATTTTGGGGGCACCCTACCCAGATGCAAAAGAATCCCATCAGAACAGGATAAAGTTTTTTGTTACAGAAGGTGCACTTACCAAAGTGTTTTCTGTGGCATTTGTGAAGTAAACAAAAACAAGATATGAAAACAAATCAACCACCACCAGAATGGTTTAGCTCAAAAGCAAAATCAGAATACAACAGGCTCAAGAAAATCAGAGATTTCAAAGACTCTGAATTGGACAGGCTATCAGAATACGCTCACACAATTTGCAAAGTTCAAGATATGCGTGAGTTGGTAGAAGCAGATGGAGAAGTATTAATCAGCCCAAGAACTGGAGCAGCTTATACCAACCCAGCCTATAACATCTTGACAGGTCTACAATCAAGGATGGACAGACTGCGTGACAAGTTGTTTCCACCACCAAAGGATTTCAAAGCTAAAAAAGAAACATTGCGTGATGTACTCTGACAAAGTAAGTAAATATGCACAATCAGTTGTTTCTGGTGAAGTGCCATCCTGTCGTTATGTCAAGCTTGCTTGTGAACGGCATCTTTCTGACATGTCAAGGGTTGGTGATGATGACTTTCCATACACATTTAGTGAGCCATCTGCAGAAAGGTTTTTCAAGTTTTGCACTTATTTGAAACACTACAAAGGAGAAAAGTCAGGCAAAAGCTTTAAGTTAGAGCCATGGCAAGAGTTTGTATTTGGAAGCATATACGGGTGGCTAGACAAATCAAACAACTGGAGGTTTCACTATGTTTATTTAGAAGTGCCACGCAAGAATGGAAAAACTACTATGGCAGCAGCAGGTGCAGCATTTGATTGTGCAATGGTAGAAAAGACAGGTGCAGAAGTTTATTGTGTAGCCACAAAAGAAGATCAAGCAAAGCTTTTGTACAATGATTGCCTTGCTTACATCCACCAGAGTGAAGATTTGCAAGAAATGTTTGAGGTGTTGCAAGGCAGATCAACTTTGTATGCAAAAGAAACATCACGCACATCATTCATCAAGCCTCTGGGAGCAGACTCAAAACGTCATGATGGTCTGAATCCAGTTAGTGTTTATGCAGATGAGTTGCACGCTTGGCCAAAGCGTGAGCTGTGGGATGTGATGGAGGATGCATTTGGAGCCAGAAAACAATATCACATGATAGCAATCACAACAGCTGGCCACGACAAGAATGGAATATGCTTTGAAGAAAGAAAGCATTTGGCTGAAATATTGGAAGGCAACATCAAGTCAGAAGATAAATTTGGAGTCATATACACAGTTGACAAAGAAAATCAAGACAACTGGTCAACAGAAGAAGTTTGGAGGGTATCAAATCCAAACTTAGGAGTTGGCAAAAATGTAGAATACATGCAGTCACAATGCCAAAAGGTTTCACAAATGCCATCCAAGCTAAACACCTTTTTGAACAAGCAACTCAATATTTGGACAGATGTAGCACAAGCTTGGTTGCGATCTGAAGATTGGTTGTCAGGCTCAAGACAATTCACAGATTTGGATTTGTTAGGAAAAGTTTGCTATGCTGGTATTGACCTTGCAAGGGTAAATGATTTGTCAGCAGTTGCATATTATTTTCCAGCACAAGATGGATTAGACAAGCCACACACCTTTGTTGACTTCTTTTTGCCAGAGGAAAACATTGATGCAAAAGCAACAAAAGACAGGGTGCCATACAGAGTTTGGCATAGAGAAGGTCACTTGAATTTGACTACAGGAAAAACAACAGACTGGGATTTCATAAGACACTCAGTTTTGAAGCGCAATGGTCAGTTTGCAATTCAAGGAGTGGGCTATGACAGGCACTTTGCTGGTGAGTTGGTTTCAAGCCTTGAAAAAGAAAAGGTGAAGATGAAACCATTTGGCATGGGTTATATGTCCATGGCAACACCAACATCAGAGCTTGAGAGGTTGTGTGTAGCATCAGGCTTGACACACAATAACAATCCTGTTTTGAATTGGTGTGCAAACAATGTTGTGGTCAGCCAAGATGCAGCAGGCAACTTAAAACCAGACAAGTTAAAGAGTGAACAAAAGATTGATGGCATCGTTGCATTGATAATAGCACTGGGCATATCAATTTCAGACAACACAGAATCAACCAACCCATACAAACAGAGAGGTTTAAGAGTAATATGAGAAACACAGAATGGTTAATAGGTAGGCAGGAAATTGGAGAGTATGCAAGGGTAAGCAATTGGACAGTGACAGCAATGATTCACGCAGGTTTAAGGTGCACTGGTGGAAGGGTAAAAGGCAGTGAGCCAAGAACAAAGTGTGATTGGGTTGATGACTTTTTTGAGAAACATCCTAATTTTATTGCAAGTCACTACCACAGAAAAGGAATAAAAAAGCTAAAACTGATTTAATTCAACTACTGCAATCTTCTACAAACTTCTAAGCCATTGACTGATTTGTATTTTAACAAGACACTTATTTTGTGGGACTAGTCAGCGCAGCAAAAAAAGCAATCTTTGGTAGCACCAGACGGACATCGTCACTGATGTTCTCACGTGGTGGTGCCACAACAGTCAATTCGCAAAACGCACTTGAGCTTAGTGATGTCCTAACTTGTGTTAGAGTCATTGCAGAAAGCGTGGCATCACTTCCTTTGTCTATCTATGAAGATACTGCAAATGGTGGTGAGAAAGCCAAAGATCATCCGCTTGAAGAATTGTTGCGCTGGCAGCCCAACCCAGAAATGACAAGTTATGACTTGCGCATGTGGATGATGATTGACGCACTGCTGCGTGGCAATGGATCAGCACAAATTATAAGGGATGGATCAGGCAAAATATTAGAGCTTTGGCCACTGTATTCATCAAAATTGAGTGCAGAAAGAGCAAGCACAGGAGAAGTTATATACAATTACCCTGATCCAGACGCAAATAACAAGGATGGAAAAGTATATTTGCCAGCAGATGAAGTGTTGCTGATCAGGACTTTTTCTTCAAATGAGTTGTTTTCACCATCACTTATTGACACTGCAAGTGGAATGTTCAGTGCATCCAAAGCAGCAGAAGATTACACACGTGAGTTTTTTCAAAATGGAACAACACTGAGTGGTGTAATTGAATTTCCATCTGAAATGGATGAAGAAACATTTCAGCGATTAAAAGAAGATTGGTCAGAAACATACACTGGTGATGGAAATCGTCACAAGACACCAATCTTAGAAGGTGGAGCAAAGTTTAGCCCACTTGTTCTCAACCACACAGAAACTCAGCTTTTAGAAGCAAGAAAGTATAACAGAAGTCAGATTGCAGGTTTGTTTAGAGTGCCAGCACACTTAATAAATGACTTAGAAAAGGCAACTTTTTCAAACATTGAGCACCAAGACTTGGGATTTGTAAAGCACACTTTGCGTCCATGGATGTGCAATTGGGAGCAAAAATTGCGTCAAACACTTCTTACTCCAGAGGAAAAGAAAACATATTATTTCAAGCACAACACAAATGACCTTTTAAGAGGTGATTTGGAATCAAGATTTAAGGCATACTCATCTGGAATACAAGGTGGCTTTTTAAGTCCAAATGATGTTCGCAGAAAAGAGGATGAGAAAACATATGAAGCTGGTGAAACTTATTTGGCCAACTCAGCACTAAGGTCTGTTCAAGTTTTGTCTGAGGCAGATACATCCACCACACCAAATTTAACAGAATAGATGAAATTTTATACAATAGCAAAAGCAGAAACAGAAACAACAATTTATATAATGGATCAAATTGGTGAGTGGGGAACACAAGCTAAAGATTTGATTCAAGATATTGCAGAAATTACAACAGACAAGATAAATTTGCACATCGATAGCCCAGGCGGCAGCATCACTGATGGCTTAGTTATTTACAACGCACTCAAGTCACACCCAGCTGAAGTGGATGTTTACATTGATGGCATTGCTGCATCCATAGCATCAATCATAATTCTTGCTGGAGATAACATTTACATACCAGAAAATGGAGCAGTTATGGTTCACCTTCCAATGATATCATACATGGAGGGTGCAAACAGAATTGAGCTTGGGGATGCAATGGATTTGCTGGTTCAATATGAAAAGGTGCTCAAAGGAATTTATCAACGCCACACAAGCCAAGAAGACAAAACAATATCTTCATGGTTTGAAAAAGACACATGGTTTTTTGGTCAAGATGCAGTTGATGCAGGCTTAGCAACTCAAGTTGTTGACAAAGTTAAGATTGCTGCAAAGTATGATGTGGCAAAATACAATTTTACATCTCAGCACCCTGCTGGGGAAGAAACAAACAATAATACAGAAGAAAAACATATCATGGAAAAAGCAGAAACGCTAACAAATGAAGTGGATGTTCTTACTCAAGCAGTGGAATCAAAAGATGTTGAAATCAACTCTTTGAAGGAAAAAATTGAACTCCTTCTCACAGAAGCTGCAGAAAAAGAACAGGCACAGAAGATTGAGTTGGAAAATGAATTGGCACGTAAAGAAAGCATCCAATGCTTGGCAGAAAAATACGATGTTGAGAGTGATCTGGCTGAATTGACAACAACTGCTCTAGCAGAAAATTGCAGTGTTGATGATTTCAAGGATCAAATTCTTGATTTTGTTGCACAACGTCCAACTGCAAGTGCAGTAAAACCATCCTCTAAAAAGACTTTAGAAGATCCAATTGCTTCACTTCGTGAGGAAATTTTGAACGAATCAAACCCAGTAAAGAAGAACTTGCTTGCACGTAAGCTTCGTGAATTACGCTAACCCAATAGATTAAATATAATGTCAACATTATCAACAACTGAGCTCATCACAGATGTGATGGATGCTTTCAAAGTACGTTTTCCAATTCTTAACAACCTGTCTACAGACTTTTCTCAAGACAGTGCACGACTTGGACAAACAATCACAGCCCGCATCGCTGGGCTTCCAACTGTCCAAGACTATGGCGCAGATGGTTATGAATCGAATGCAGCAGATGCAAACGGCTTAACCACTGATGTTAATGTCACTCTTAATCGCCACAAGCACGTGCCTGTCAAGATTGATTATATCGATCAAATCAGCACAAAGCGTGATCTGTATAATGAAACCATTGGCAACCTAGCATACTCACTTGGTCGTGAAGCATTTGACCATGCAATGGGACTTGTTACAGCAGCCAACTTCAGTCAATCTACAGTATCTGCAGATGCAGCAAGTGACAAAGATGTCCTTGATGCAATCACAGCAGGCATGAATGGTGTTGGTGCAGCCCCAATTGGTCGCTATGGCATTGTTAACTCTGCTGTATTCAATGCGCTTGAAGCTGATCCACGCATCTCTTCTGGTGATTACTATGGCCAACGTCGTGGTGCCAACTCTTATGGCAACCTCAGCAATGTCTCTGGTTTTGAAAACATCTATGAGTATCCAGCACTTGTTTCTGGAGCTGGCAACCTAAGTGGATTCTTTGCAACACGTGAAGCTATTGTTATGGCATCACGCCTACCAACAGATGTTGAGCAGCTTGCAAATCGTGTAGGCATCCCAAGCATCTCCAAGGTTGACACAGTAACTGATGCAGACACTGGTTTGAGCCTCATGGGTATCACATGGCAGAAATCTGGCGTTTTTGATGTCTACACAACCCTTGTTTGGGTGTATGGAATGTCTGCTGGTTCGCAAGGTGGAGCTGCTGGAGCACTATCTGACTATGCTGGACACCGCCTAGCATCTGCTTAAATTAAACCCCAAAGAGAAATACAATGGTTAAGATAGTTATTGATTACGATGCCAAGAAGGTAAACTCCAATCCATCATTGGTTTACATTGGAAATGACAATGTAGAAGCCAAAGATGCTTTTGAAAAAGCAGCACTAAAGACAAAAGGATATGTGGAGTTTCACAACCTTGGGCTTGCTGTGAAACGCAAGTTTGGAGTTAAAAAAGCCCCAAGCACTAAAGCAAAATCTAAGTAACAATTGTATGTCTGTTCAACTCCTATCCATTCTTTTGATTGGATAGGAGTTTTTCAGGCAAACCTGAAGAAAAAATGCAACCATTATCAATTAAGAAAACAGTAGATGATTTGGCAGTTGAGCCAATCACAGTGGCTGAAGCAAAAAACTTTTTGCGCATCACTTCATTTTCTGATGATGATTACATTCAAGGTGTGATATCTGCATCACGCCAATCAATTGAGAAGTCAACACGCAGATCAATGGTAAAGCAATCACAGCAACTTGGCTATGATCACTTTCCAACACTTTATAATAAATTCATAATTCCAAATCCACCAATCACACAAGTTGATTCAGTCAAGTATTACGATGTTAATAATGTTTTGCACACTTTAGATGCAACTGACTATGTCTTGGACAATTCAGGAACAGGTAATGCTCATCTTGGGCTAACCGATGATTTCAGCACACCAACATTAAGCTCTGATTACAAAACACCCGTGCTGGTGAATGTAAGCACAGAGGCATATAAATTAGATGCTGCACTGAAACAAGCAATGCTGCTGCTGGTTGGCAACTTCTATGAGATGCGCATTCCAGTCAGTGTTGGTGGTGTCCCATTCAAAATGCCTTTATCTCTGGAGCATTTGATATCTCAATACAAAGTTAGCATTCAAATTTAAAAACATGGCAAACTATAAAATATCCCAATTACCTGCATATGATCAGCCAGTTGCTGCAGATGATCTTTTGGCAGCAGTAGACACTTCATTTGGCACAACTAAGAAACTCACAACTGCTCAGCTTTTTAATGATGCAGGTCTAACAGGATTAACAACAGCTGATTCAATTGATTTCAATGCAGGTGCTGCAGGTGGTGAGCTGTCTTGGAACGACCAAGAAAAAACACTGGACTTGGTCACTGGATCAGACAATGTCACTATTCAGCTTGGTCAAGAGGTGACTTTATACGCTAGGAATAACTCTGGAGCAACAATGTCTGACGGACAAGTTGTCATGATAAGTGGATCTCAAGGTAACAATCCCACTATTGCTTTAGCGCAAGCAGATGCAGTTGAGAATGCTAGAAAAACAATTGGTGTTGTAACACAGACTATTCCAAACAATTCAAATGGATTTGTAACACTAATTGGTAAGGTTCGGGATTTGGTTTTGGACGATGGCACTTACAGTGAAGGTGATGTTGTTTACCTTAGCGACACCGCTGCTGGTGGTCTTACTAATATTGAGCCAGCCATTAGCGTTGAGGTTGGTCATGTTTTAGCAACCAGCAATGGGGGCAATACAAATGGAGTACTTGAGGTGCAAATAAACAATAATGCTGGAACAGGTGGAACAGTATCCTCAGTTTCAGTAACAGGTGGCACTGGCATCACATCAACTGGTTCACCAGTGACAAGCTCTGGAACAATTAATGTTGAGCTTGATGCGGCAACGCAGGCAACCTTATCAAATGTTGCCACCAACACAGCAGACATTGCTACAAACACAGCAGACATTGCTACCAATACAGCGAACATTGCTACCAACACGGCAGCCATTGATACTAATACAGCGAACATTGCTACCAATACGAGTGGTGTTGCAACAAATACAGCAGCCATTGCTACCAATGCTGCTGACATTGCAACGAACACTAGCAACATAGATACTAATACGAGTGATATTGCTACCAACATGAGGCACATATCAACTATCATCGACGACCTAGCTACCAATACGAGCAACATAGCTACTAATACGAGTGATATTGCTAACTTGGAGGACTCTACGGAGTCTATTGCTACTGTAGTAACTGGACTTTTACCAACAGGAACAGGAGATAATACAGCTAAAATTCAAGCAGTAATTGACGCAGTTGCCGCAGATGGCGGCGGCG